ATGGCTTAACTTAGACTTGTCGGATGGGCAGGACAGGCGGTGTGTTTTTGGGGGGTGTGCTAGGATCGACTGGTAGTAAATAGTGAATTGGAGTTACAGGGCTGACCGCCTCATAGGTCAAACACTACAAATGCAAACGATAACTTTGCACATGATAACTTCGCTCTCGCAGCGTAGTTAATCGGGGTCCGGGAGGCACCTGGCAACAGAAGCCTCCCACTTACACACTCACACAGGAGAAACATAGTGTCAAAAAATCCGTACGAAATACGCTTTGATCTACTGACAATGGCCAAGGATATGCTTGACCGTCAGTACGAACAAGCTTCAACCATGGCTTGGGAAACGATGACGAAGGCAATGGAGACCAACGCTTTTATCTACAAAGATGTAGAGAAGTATGTTCCGAAGATGTTTACACCGGAAGAGGTCATTGCTCAAGCTGAGAAGTTACAATCATTCATTAACAAGAAGGACTGAGTTAATGATTAAGAGTATGTGGTCCAGCGTAATGGACCCTGATAAAAATCCCCTGAGTCATCTGCCAAAGATGGTTCGGTTTCAAATCATGACGTACCTCGCCGTAATGTGGTGTATGATCTTTTCAGTGGCTACAGGTCTCTATTCAACACTCGGACCTTCACTGATCATTCATGTACTGTTTTTAATCGGAGTGTTCTTTACATTTAAAACATTCCGTGATAACCGTCCCGTCACACATCGTGATAAATTTAAAGATGTTGATGGGTGTGTTAAGTACGATGATATGTGGGGAGCATAACAATCGGGTTGCGCCGTAATACGCACGCGAGGAGCCACGGTTAGCTCCTCATTTTTATTTACAATCATTCTATAATAGATTATAATAATTCTATCATGTTTGAACACGCAGCGATTAAAGCTTTGCTTATAGCAGCTATGAGCAGTTACGCATCTAGCGCTACAGCAATAGATGATGAGACGAGTTGTCTCTCTCTTAATATCTATCATGAAGCAAGAAATCAATCTATAGCAGGTCAGATTGCTGTTGGTCAGGTAACACTCAATCGTGTACGGGATAAAAGATTCCCCAATACGATATGCGAAGTTATTACACAGGGACCTCATCGCCCGTCATGGAAAGGCACTGGTGAAATGATACCTATAAGAAATAAATGTCATTTCTCTTGGTATTGCGATGGTAAATCTGACAAGATAACACAAAAGAAAGAATATTCTGATATCGTTGATCTTTCTCGGATGTTAATGAAACAGAATATGATCGACATCACTACTGGAGCTACTCACTATCATGCATACTACGTATCTCCATCATGGGCAAAAACCAAGACGAGAACCACTAAAATAGAGGATCACATTTTCTACAGATGGAAGAAGCAGTAAAAATATTCAACACGAGCTCTTTCTCAATGCAGATTGAAAAGATTGCTTGTGGATTGAAGATCTCATATATGGATGCAGTTGTGCATTATTGTGACAAAAACGACATGGAAATTGAAGTAGCCGCGAAGCTTCTTAACACAAAGATCAAACAAACAATTGCTTCAGAAGCAAGTGATCTCAATATGATGAAGGAAAAGATTCAGAAATTACCAGTATGATCGACGAACTGTATCAAGAAGTAATTTTGGACCACGCAAAAAGTCCACGCAACTTTGGAGTGCTGGAACAATACACATGCACTACAGAAGCAAACAATCCTATGTGCGGCGATCAACTTACTGTATATGTTGATATTAAGGATGGTGTTGTATCAGATGTAAGCTACAGAGCTCGAGGTTGTGCTATCAGTGTTGCTAGTGCATCGATTATGTCAAGCATGATTAAAGGTAGAACAATAGAAGAGGTGCTTATACTCTTTGATAAGTTTCATAAATTGTGTACTGGTCAAGAAGTAGAAGATGACGATGACACTGAAATCATGAAATCATTATCAGGCGTAAGTAAGTTTCCGACTAGAGTAAAATGTGCCACGATGAGTTGGCACGCCATGAGAGAAGCATGTACGAAGTAACTGAAGGTTTTGATGCTTACAAGGTATACCTTGCTCTGAAGCAGCACTTCACGAGTAACTATGATTACTTTAAGTATAACGGTAAAGTACGAGCAGGTGAAGAGTCATTTTTAAAACGTAACGACAGGTTCTTCTTTCGTAAGCTATCGAAGAAGTACGATAAGGAAGAGCTCATAGAGTTCTATGTCAGCAACTTCATTATTAGCAACAACTGGGTAGGCAATCTTGTATCCCAAGAAAGTGAAGATAACTATGTACAATTTAAGAAGCGCCGTGAATCTCTTAGCTATCATTTTGATAACGAGTTACGTTGGCTTGTTGATCACTGCCGGGATCGGGATCTGGAGCTTAATAAATTACTACTGGTAGAGGATGGCAATCATCCTTTGTTACTGAAGTTATTGCTTCAGAAGAAGATCAGTATCGAGACTATTATTATAATGGATGGTGTATTGAAGTTCATACGGTACTGGAATGCAAGATTAGATGATATTGTATGGGAGGAAAAGAAACAACTCATTTCTAATTATCGTCAGTTTTTAAGCTACGATAAGTTTTCATATCGAAAGAAACTCAAGGAGACTATCAATGAATCTTGAAGTAGAAAGATACACGGGTGAACTGCAGAAGCTAAGAGAGCGTGTAAGGGAACTCGAGAAAGAAGTTAGCTATATGCAGAATGAGTTACGAACTTTCAAACCAACATGGGAGCAAAAAAGTATCGAACAAGACAATTATTTCTAGAAAACTTATTTACAATGATTTCTAACTATGGTATAAATATATCATACATTATGATTATGTGGACAAGCAAACATATTAAATATACGAGGTATACGAATGACTACATCTTTCGCTGAACTTAAGCGTTCACGTAAATCGGTCTACGATAAGATCGTTTCCGAAACAAATAAAATGCAGAGCGGTGGCGGCGGTGGAGCCGATACTCGCTTTTGGCAACCTGAGGTCGATAAGGCTGGTAACGGTTATGCTGTTATCCGGTTCCTTCCTGCTCCTAAGGGAGAGGATCTTCCTTGGGTACGTATGTTTTCTCACGGTTTCCAAGGACCAGGCGGCTGGTATATCGAGAACTCTCTGACGACCCTTAACGAAAAGGATCCCGTTGGCGAGTACAACTCCATGCTCTGGAACCGTGGCGATGATGCCGGTAAGGAACAGGCTCGCAAACAGAAGCGGCGTCTGAACTATATCGCCAACATCGTAGTCGTAAAGGATCCTGCACATCCTGAGAACGATGGTAAGGTATTCCTTTACAAGTTTGGTAAGCGTATCTTTGACAAGATCAATGATCAGATGAACCCTGAGTTCGAAGATGAAAGCCCAGTCAATCCATTTGACTTCTGGGACGGTGCCAACTTTAAGATGAAGATTCGTAACGTTGAAGGGTATCGTAACTACGATCGCTCTGAGTTCGACTCGACGTCTTCTCTATCTGATGATGACGATGCTCTTGAAAAGATCTGGAACTCACAGTACTCACTTGCTGAGTTTACGGATCGTAAGAACTTCAAATCATTCTCGGAACTGCAAGCCAAGCTCAATCGAGTTCTTGGTGCTACTGCAGTGTCTTCCACTGCGGAGGAAGTTGAGGAAGAGGCATTCGCCGAACCTCAATCCGCTGCTCCTAAGCAAGAAGAGAGTGCTCCTTGGAGTAGTGATGAATCGTCTGATGACAGCCTAGACTTTTTTAAGCAGTTGGCTGAAGACGAATAAAACTAATATTAGTATTGGTTTTGAGAGGGGGTCCATTGGGTCCCCTCTTTTTTTTAGAAATTACGTACATCATACATTCCACCACGATGTTGAGATCTGCGTGGAGAAGGTGGAGGACTGCCACCACCACCGCCGTTATTTACATTCGTAACATTTGTGGAGTTATTACTGTTATCTGTCGGTGCTACTATATTACCACCACCCTGTCTCTGTCCTGCAGCAATTTCACCCGAAGCGCCATTCATAGCAGCACCATTCATTCTTCCACCACCAGGACTCATAAGAGATCGCTCTTGCTCTTCTTTTAGATTTCTATATAAACCGATGGCTCGACTATCATATGTTTTACCACCAAATTGCACCGTGCCTGTACCCTTTTTGCCAGTAAGTTTCTCAAGACCTTCTGGAGAAAGCTGTTCATCTGTATAACCTTGTCTCTTTAGATTTTCAATGACCCTTTTTCTCATCGCAAGATCTTTTCTAACATCACCGCCAAACATTGCTTTTCGTAATGCTCGCGTACTTGGACCTTGTGCTAAGGCTTCCTTACCGTATTTCAGTTCATTACGATAAGTGGCTCCTTCAAGATCCGCGGATCTCGTTTCTCCATACAAAAGATTAGCACCTCCAGGACTTCCGAATATTCCTCGTGCTCCTCCTGCTCTTTCTTGTCGAGGTGCTGCTCCTCCACCACCAGCAGATTTACCGAATATCATACTAAGTATAAAGGCAGCTTTTTGAAGTGTTTTGATTTTACCATCTTCAAGATCTTCAGCGAAGCTGGATAAACCCTTACCTATATTTGTAAGATTAGCTTGAACTTCTGTGCCGTTTACTTTCTCGAGTTCTCCGAGCTTAACAAGGCCTGCACTAAATTTACCCAGTGGATCTCCAGCCATTTCCGGACTATTAAAACTCGAACTTAACTTAGTGAGGGGTGGGAGAATATCATCAACAAAGTCATCAAGATTACCCATATCGAGATTGTTGATAGAAGCGAGGCCTTTCCCTAATCCACCTACTGCTTCACCTGCTCTCTTCAAACTATCTCCGGTCTCACCTTCACCGAGTACTGCAAACTTCTTAAACATCTCTATAGGATCTTTTTCTTCAGCTCCAAAGAATGAACCTATACTCGATACGATACCACCAAGAGCATTTCCGAATCCGCCACTGTCACCTGCAGCCTTTAATCCTTCACCTAAGTTTTTAACTGCTGGGCCGATCTTAGCAACATCGTCGGCATTGATATCACTAAATTGTCTAAAGCCATTTGCTAGGCTCGTCATCTGTCCTTCGATTCCACCGCCTTCTCCTCCGAGAGCCGATGATATAGTACTAAAGACTTCACCGAGACCAGCTGCTAACAAGCCTTCACCTAATTGTCCTACAGCAGGACCGATAGTTTTGAGCTTGTCTGCGTTAACATCATTAAACTTTACAAGAGAGTCAGCCAGTGCTCCTAGACTACCACTAACTTTACCGGCAGCCAATCCAGATAATAGATCACCCAGGCCTGGTAGATTATCAAAGAAGTTTCCTATTCCCGTTCCAGCTACGCTGAGTTTCTGACCATCAGTCTTCTCAAAGACTTTCATTGCATCAGAAAACTTACCTAAGCCATCTAAGTCAAGTTTGTCAAGAACAACAGCCGTTGCACCAATCTTCAGGAGTGGCAACTCAGTGAAGAACGTACCCATTCCGATACCGGCTTCTCCGATTTTCTGGCCATCGAGCATTTCGAAGTTGCCCATGACATCAGAAAAGTGTTCGAGCGGATCGTTAAGTACTTCGAGTCCCTTACCGGCTACTGCTGCAGCTGCAGCGAATCCGAGTCCGAGCGCAGCAATAAATCCAGCAAGAGCTACACCTATCAGCGGTAAAACTATAGCAAATATAGCTGATGCCTTTATCATGGCAGGATTACCGAGCGCCATGATAAAGCCTGACAGAGCTCCACCAGCAAGTCCACCAAAGAACTTACCGATAATACCTCCCATCTTACCGGCACCATCTCCGCTTGCACCGCCATGGCGGCTTCCGCCACCGCCGGCACCACCACCACCGGCCGCTCCTGTCGCTCCAGCTCCTATCATAGTCGCGGTAGGTGCTGCTGAACCTCCGGATCCAAGATCTGCTTTCTCAAGTTCTCGGTTACGTAATGCTTGCGCTTCATCTTCCGATAGACCGAGCATGGCGGTCTGTACTTCTACGAGTCTATCGATTGATTCTCGAGTAGCGTTCTCTTCTTCGGCAGACTTTCTGAGCAGATCGTCTCTCTCTTCGTTCGTCTGTAGACCAGCCAGACCCCGTAGACCTTCCTTCGTACCCTCGACCTTTTCACCAGCGAACTTTTGAGTAGCAGCTAAACCTTTACCGAGTGCACTTTCTCTAAACTTCTCAGCCGCGAAATCTAATGCTGCTTCAGATGCTCTTTCAACTCGACCCAATGTTTGATTGCGTATGGCTGCACCAAGAAGACCCATGATAGTTTGTGGATCATTATTCTCACCGCCTGAAACGGGTGCTGTTGCTGCAGCTGCTGTTCCACCGCTGCCACCACCGGCTCCACCGACTACTTGTACTACCTGACCGCCACCAAGACCTCCAACCGTACGAATAGCGCCAAGGCTCTTACCAATCTCAACAAGCTCGGTTCTTACTTCACCAAGAATACGATTCGTCTGCTTCAGAGAATTGGTGCCGCTATTTCGAGTCAGATCACCTTCCGCTTTCATACGTTCGATGACGTCTTGAAGATTAGCCATTTCTTTCTAGCCTTTTTTGTTCTTCTTCTAAATGTTGCACGAGCATATGTATATAGATGTCGCGCTCGAATGGTATCATATCTTCAAGCTCAGCCAATGAATACTTATGGTGTTGTAATAGCGAAAAATTCATTTGATAATAATTCGCTAAGTTATCATGACTGAGCGCTATGTAAAAAAATTCTGCAGTCCTTCGACTGTAACGCTATCTGTTTCTCCGCATTCTGGACAAGTCCAAGTTATAGTGTGCTTCAATCTTGGTAGTGTATCAAAGAATCCTTGAACCTTTGTGAACTGATCCTGTGTCATACTATTCAAGAATTCAACACTTTCTTCTCTCGTGAATTGATCATATACATCTTCTTTATCGTATACCATATCAATACAGTTAGCAACAACATTCACTACGGTATCATAATTATTTTCTGCAATATCTACACTGGTCAGATCTCGCAGACTCGGATCCCTAAACTTAATTCCTATCTCGTTAGAGATCTGTATCTTATTAGTGTGATCTTCATCAAAGAATACATTGATATCCTCGACATTGATCTCAACGTCAGTGACTGCCCTGCACTCTTTATCTTCTCCGTGTGACATCTTAAGTTTGATTGTCTCACCGACCGACTTACCTCGTAACTGTAGAAATAGATACTCTAAGTCGTATGACGGCAACTTCTTTACATCTACTCCGGGTGTAAGAATACAAGCTTCTAAGATATTCGTAATAGCTCCCTCAATATCTTTTGCATCGTTTCCTTCCATTGCCATGAAGAGAACTTTTTCTTCCTTCACTAGAAATGGTCTAATCTTAACTGGTTCCTTAGTCGATGGAACCGAAATTGTAAACTCAGGCGTTACCAACTTTGGTAAAGGCATAGTGTATCTCCATATAATTTAAAATGCACCGAAAAAAGAATTATTTCGGCCAACTCGTTCAGGCTTAGTACGAGTTTCAACGAAACCGGATGGTCTCTCAGAGAAGTAGCGGTACGTAAATGTAACCTGCTGCTTCAATATTTCTGCTGATGCCCATGATCTTGTAACTGGACCTACGTTCAGTGGATAGGCATCTCTTAATTGTGTAATGTATACAGGTGTATCTGTTCTATTTAATACATTCGAATCATCACCTGTAAAATGTCTGATTTCTATTCCATCGCATTTATAGTCATCAAAGTAACCAAGATCAAAAGACGATCCTCGTGCATTAGTCGATCTAAGACGATGATCTCCTGTGATAACGTCCTGCCAAGCAAGAAAGAAGTTACGTTCCCTCATGTTTTTACTTAGAATGAATGTTACATCAATCTCGATATAGTTCGCAGTAGAACCTATCTTGTATGGAGCACCATAGTCCTTGTACTCGATAGGAGTGATGGCTCTTTGTGGTACAGTTACAGACTCGGCTCTCAATGTTAAAAAGTCAGATCTGACATTCGTAGGTGGATTGGTAGACCCCTCGATAGCAGCTACAACCTTTATAGGAAATCCTGTAAAAGACACATCAAAGAAATCACCGCGCGCAAATCCATTACTGTTTATTTCTGCACTAAAATTATTGATGTTGAATGGCATCAGCGTCTCCTTATTGCTTTACGACTCTCTTGCCAAACGAAATTCTTATTCTTCTTAACGAAACGTTCTGTCGGTAGGAATAGAGCCATGTCCCACTGATTTGCATTGATGAGAACGTATCGAGATCTTACATGACTGTTCAAGTACTTCTTAATAGTAGGCTTAAAGAATCGATACTTGGTTGCACCGTTCAGAATTTCATATGTTAATCGTAGACGAGTAGTCTCATCGTACTTACGATTCGTTACGAGTGGATACAGCGCATCCATCAATCTTGCTCTTAACTGCGGTGGCAGATAGTGCATATTGATACCAAGGAATCCACCACTAACATTCTTGATCTTGAAGATTAGAGGAAACCTATCGTAGTAAGGTAGATCTCGCTTAGTCTTTGGATCATAGAAGAAGGTATACATGCGACCAGGAAGTGTCTTACCCGTAAGAGCACTACCTCCTTCAGCTTCTGCTGCTCCTCTTATCAATTCGTTTGGAGTCGTACGAAACCCAGATGCAGTTTCACGAAACCAGTCACGCGCAGCACGAGTTCTTGCGGGAACTTCTCCTGCAGCTACACCCTGCTGTAGAATCTTATCGAATACGTAAGCAACCATGTTTACTCCTTACCATTATTTATAAGGCTACTTAATGTTCAATTCTTTTTCGGTAAAGATGACGAACTTATAGTTACGATCCTTACACCAAGCTTCGGCATAGTCCCACTTATACTTATTGATAGCATATGTCCGAACTTCGTTGATATATCTCTTTGTGATTCTACAAGAATCTGTTTTCTTAGGTTCTCGAGTCTGAGCATACGGTTTTATCTCGACGACCCACGTCTCGATCTGATTGCTTGCGGTCTTTACTTTTACAAGAAAGTCTGGAAAGTAATGATGGAACTTTCCATCGATAGGATGCTTATATGGTATCGCAAACTCTTCTGATTGCCACTGTAAGATATCTTCTCTAAGATCGCAGAACTTCATAAACTTAAGTTCCCACGAACTGCGGTATATAATGTTCGTAGGATCGCCTTTATATTTCTGCGGATTTTGAGGTTTGAATCTACCCTTCAGCGTTCTCATTATAAATATCTAAAACAGTTTCTAAGGAACTATTTATATGACGAAGCCAAGTCCTGTAGCCAGTAAATTTAGATCTAATACCGGAGAAAAAAGAGGCGGCGGAACACCACTCGCTGAAGCTCTTGGATCTAAAGATACCGGAAATGCAACTGAGCTATTCTTTCCTGGAGATGTCGAGCAGCTCGATCATTGGTGCGCAGTTCGTGTCTTTACACAAGAGCTGATGCAAAGAAAAGATGTAACGATAAATAAAGATATCGCACGTGTATTCTTACCGATGCCACAGCAACTTTCAACCGGATACAACCACGGATACAATGCTGAATCGTTGGGACCGGTTGGAGCACTTGGTGCAACTGTTGGCGGCGGCATTGCAGATGCATTCAAATCAGGCAAGGTCGAATCTTTAACCGATGCAGTGAAAGGTAGTATCGACACAAAAGGTCTAGCAGCAGGTGCGGGTTACTACGTCTCACAGCTTGCTGAGAGTGGAGGTCTTGCTCTTCCTGGTGCCGCTAAGGGTGGTGCTAAAGGAGCCGTCCTTGGTGTGGTTGGTGCAGGCATAGGACCTGCCGTGAAGGGAGCAATGGCTGGAGCTGGTATCGCAAGGAATCCGTTTATGGCTCTACTTTATGATTCACCGGCTATGAGGGAACATACATTCAGTTGGAAACTCGTTGCAAGGAACTATGCAGAATCTAACACTATCTATAATATCATTAAGCTGTTCAAATATCATGCTGCACCTGGTCGATCTAGTCTCGGTGATGTTGCCGGCCAGTCTGTATTCTTAACCTATCCAGAACAGTTTGATATCGACTTTCATCACAAAGAGTTCTTATATAATATAGCACCTTCGGTCTTAAAAGGATTCTCTGTAAATTATCATCCAGATGGCACTCAATATCATGCCAGTCCTGATGGAACCGCAAAAGCACCGGTAGCAGTGCAGATCGAAATGCAGCTGCAGGAAGTTGCTATCATCACAAAAGAAAACATCAAGGCGTTCGACAGATAATGGCACACTTCTTCAATAATCACCCGCTCATTGACTTTGATCTTCTAAAGAACAATAAGCCGAAAACAATTAAGAATCCACTCGTCAGGTATAGATTGCGAGATGTGTGGAATGAACGTTCTGCTATCTACTATACACATACGGTAGAGGAAGGTCAGACTGCACAGTTCATTGCTGATAGGTTCTATGGTGATGTTACACTCGACTGGGTCATCTATAAAGTGAACGAGATCATAGATCCTATGTTCGAGTGGCCACTGGACTATAATCCTTTCATCAACTTTATTAAATCTAAGTACGGTTCAGTTGCATCAGCTCAAGGTACAAGACATCATTATGAATGGAAGTATCAAGAGAAGCAGGTTCTCTTCGATGGAACTATCGTACCTAAGAAGTTCTTCGAGGTCGATGCTGAAACATATGCAGGATTACCGGTAGACCAGAAACGTGAAGTATCGAACTATACTTATGAAGAAGAAAAGAACGATGAGCGCCGAATCATAAAGGTTCTTGATAATGTATATCTGAACTTATTCCTAGATCAGGCCGAAAGCATATTTGAATAATGTCAAGATTATCTTCGTTACCGTATAGGGCAAAGAACGTAGAGATTGCGAGCTGCATCCTATACAATCATGATAAGAACTTTCGTGATATCCAAGAAATCATGTTGGGTATCGATATATATCACGACATAATGGATAACGGTATCTATTGTGAAGTATCAATGATGGAAGCTGTTGGTCTTGTCGAGTTCTTTCCGATAGTAGGTGATGAAACACTCGTTCTTCGTTTCGGTACACCAGGCTTTGATGATTTTAGAACTTACGTATTTCGTATCTTTAAAGTTAGTGACCGAAAGAAAGCCGGTGAGAGAAACGAAGCTTATCTATTGACAGGCGTATCTCAAGAGATCATTAATAACGAAAGACTATCGGTTAAGAAATCATATAAGGATCTAACAGCAGATCAGATCACCAAGAGTATCTATGAGGAGTTCCTTAAACCAATTGAAGAAGAGCATTATTTCTTAAAGAAAAAAGAGATCAAGTTACAAGAGAGCTCTAACTTTCTTAACCTCAACTTTCCTGGCGAAAAACCAATCACTGCTATCAACATGGCTGCAAGAGAAGGTATAGTCAAAACGGGCGGTAGCAATAACATATATAAGTTTGGAAATAAAAAGATTCCTCCAGGCGGTGCTGATTCTAAAGAGCCATTAGAGGATACCAGTCAAGCATCTAACTTCGTTTTCTATGAGTCGTATGATGGATGGAACTTCAGAACTATCGATAGTTTGTTAGTAGGAGAACCCTTCGAGAAGTTCTTTTTATCAGAAGCAAGTACCGAAAAACCTTTGATGGATGGATCTCAGAAGGTTCACCCACGCCAGCTCATTGAAGATTTGAAAGTCGTAAAACAGGTCGATACACAGGAAAACATTCAAACTGGATTATATAGCCACGACATTGAAGCTCTTGATCCGATACTAAAACGATTCACTGAGACGACATTCAACTATGATGACGATGCGAAGAACTTCGCGCATCTCGAAAAGAAACCGAATGAAAAGTTATATGCAAAGAACTCGGTATTCAAGACGACAACTAAATCGTCGTATAAGTATTTTCTGCCGACTAACATTGGTGATCCAAGAACCGTGCCCTTCGTAAAGGAAAGAGTTCACGATCCGTTCGCAAATGATCCTACAACAGAAACGGATCAGCAGCTGCGTAACCCACGTAAGTTGCACGAGTTTCTATCCTTCGATGTTACATCAAGAACGCAACTCAATAATATAGTAATAGAAGTTACGATTCCAGGTAATTCCGATATTGAAGTTGGTCAGGTAGTTGAACTCGTCATACCGCAGAATACTGAAGTGAAAGAGTTTATGGAAAAAGAGAATCTACTCTATAATAAAAGATTCTTCGTCGGCGCGGTTCGACATATAATTAACAAACAAGATAGTTCTTTCTATACCGTAATGGATTGTGTGAAAGATGTTTATGGCAAGAAAGTTGAGGAAGTGACTAATGCTTAATATGGGAACTGAGTTTACTTGGTGGATGGGAGTCGTAGAGGATAGAGGTGATCCATTACAGCTCGGTCGCTGCCGCGTACGTTGTTATGGATTCCACTCGCAGAGTAAGTCAGACACACCGACCGATAATCTACCTTGGGCACAACCAATTCAGTCAATCACATCAGCTGCGATGGGTGATGTTGGTCATACCGCACTCGGACTCGTCGAGGGAACATGGGTCGTAGGATTCTTTCTCGATGGTAAGGAAGCACAGCGGCCGGTTATCATGGGATCTATCTCTGCTATTCCAAGCGAAGCTGGCGATACCTCTCTAGGATTCAATGATCCTACGGGTCGAACGAAAGAAAACAATCTGAGTGTTTGGGAAAGTCATTCCGAAGATCAACCATACGTAAGTCGATATCCTCGAGGTACGACACTACCGGCCGAAAATTATAGTGAAGCCAATGAAGAGTTCAAAACGGGTGAGAAAGAGAACGATAAGCTTAGGCCGGATACGAATCGTCTTGCTCGTAACGCCAGTCATCCGGTTCTAGCAGCGAAAGACAATGCTGCTCTGACTGGTGTTATGATTGCTCATAGTGACCAAGCTTTACGTGATGAGTTTGAAGAATTGCCTTTGGGATATGCTGATACTGAAGCAAGAGACGCTGGCATAGACATATACGGCAATGAGGTTAAGAAGGACGATAAATTTCTTGATGCAGCTGGCAACTATTCTACTATGTCAGGAAAGTCAACTGGGCCAAATGCTGTACCAAGACCAAGCTTCATTGAAGAAAACGAATTTATTAATGATAAAAATGCGCATCCTATTCCCGCGGCCGGTGCTCCTCAATCAGTAGATGCAAGTGGTAATGCCGATAGCATCAATCCATTAAAGTATCCAGAAACAGATTTTACCAAAGAAAAATGGGATGAACCAAAAACGACACATCTAACCAAAAACACGGGTAAATCGAGATACTCTACTTCATATCCATTGAATCATGTTTTTGAATCTGAAAGTGGTCACATTAAAGAATACGATGATACACCAGATGCCACACGTATCCATGAATATCATCGATCAGGAACTTTTTATGAAGTTGATCACGATGGAACAAAACATGTCAGAGTCGTTGGAAATAACTATGAGGTTGTTCATGGGACGAATTTCGTTAATATCAAAGGTGACGTAAATCTTACTATCGAGTCAAATTGCAAAACATATATTAAAGGTGATTGGAATATTCAAGTCGATGGCAATAAACATGAAACTATTAAAGGTAACCATCACGAGACAATTCTTGGCGATCAAGTTTCATTTATTAAAGGTAGTAGAAACGAAACAGTTGAAACAAATGTCATTGAAACCTATGGAACTGAAATCGATAAGAACTTTCATACAAAACTTGTAACAGGTAGCACAAACGAAACCGTTTTACGTAATGTGACAGAAACATATGGCACAAAGATAGATGAACATTCTCACACAGTAACAGTAAATGGCAGTAATAGTAAAACGGTTACGAAAAACGTTAATGAAACATACGGCACTGATACTGGGTCGCATTCTCATACAACGAACGTTACGGGTTCACACAGTGAAACCATATCGAGCACACAGGCATCGAATGTAACTGGTGCGGTAACCGAAACATATGGATCAACACAAAACACAACTGCTGGTGGTGATATTACGGTCACCGGCGGCCCGAACATTCATTTGAACCCGTAGGTTATTATGGCTGAGTTTGTATTTAAGTTAGCGAACAACGAGCTTATAACATTCAATGATTGGGATGATATACCTGAAGATTTTATATTTAAGCACTTGATTAAATTCTTACCAGATGAAGTACCCGAAGAGCACTCAGAAGAAGAACACGAGATAGCAATGATGTGGAATGAAAGATTACAACAACTTATGGAGAGAGAACGTGCCGGCAATATGTAGAGGAAACAGTGTTGATGCAGATGTACCTCACTGTTCTACACCACGTAGAGATCAGTTGAGTCCTGATGTATTCGTAAATGGAACTGGTATATCAAGGCAGGGTGATAATAACACACCACATCTTCTTCCACCTGCTCCATGTCCTACTCATGCTGCGCCAATTACGACTGGGTCTACGACTGTATTCATTAATGGTAAGGGGTGCGGCCGAATAGGCGATGCTATTACGGCTTGTACGAGTGTTGCAACAGGTTCTGAGAACACATTTGCTGGTCCATGATTATAAATAATAGAAATTATTAGAGTCTTACGATGGCAAGCAGAATCACCAGTACCGGTTTACAGTCTGAAATAGAACAGGAGATCTATCGAGATATTCCTATGTCGTTCAATGTTCATCCTGTCACTGGTAACATGAAGCTCGTTGCAAATGCTGAATCTATAAAGCAGAGTGTGAAGAACATAGTACTTACGAATTTTTACGAAAGGCCCTATCAGCCAGAACTCGGTGGAAATGTTCTTGCTCAGTTGTTTGAAAATATGTCTCCGATTACGGAGTATAATGTTACGCAAAATATTAAGCGGGCATTGGAGAACAATGAACCTAGAGCGGTAGTAGAAGATATAATAACAACACCCGTGGAAGATCAGAATACTCTGCGAGTAACCATAAAGTTTAGCGTTAGAAATATACCCGAACCCATCGAGGTCGATGTACTGTTAGAGAGAATTCGATAATGGCAGCAAATTCAACCATAAGCGTCACTGAATTAGACTTTGATGATATCAAGGTATCACTAAAAGATTTTTTGAGAGCACAACCAGAGTTTCTTGATTTCAACTTCGAAGGTTCTGCTATCAGTCTATTGATTGATATGCTTGCGTATAATACATATCAGAATGCTTACTATACAAGCATGGTCGGCAACGAGATGTTCCTTGACTCGGCACAGCTACGAGAGAGTGTCGTATCAAGAGCTAAGATGTTGAACTATATGCCGACATCTGCTCGTGGCGCAAACACAAACTTTACTGTTACGGTTACTCCTACGGGTTCACCGACCGATGTTACAATCGATAAGAATACGGAATGGACTGCATCAGTAGATGGTCAGACACTGAAGTTCGTAACTCCTCAAGCATACACATTTACTTCTTCAAATAACTACAGTGGTGTTATCACAGTCGTTGAAGGTCAGCCGCTTACACATCGTTTTACCGTTGATAACCTCGATACTCAAAAGTTCATTATACCAAATGAAAATGTCGATACGACATCTATTGTAGTTGATGTTCAGGCTTCATCGACCGATACATCTTCAACGCGGTATAATCTTGCGACTGATCTTACGCAGGTTCAAGCAAACTCTGCTGTATACTTCCTTGAAGAAGAAGCTGAGAATCAATATGAAGTTTACTTCGGAGACGGTATACTTGGTAAGACACCGCAGAACGGTAACATCGTAATTATAAATTATCGTTCCTGCAACGGTGAAATCGGAAATGATATAGGTACATTCACTGATCCGAGTACGGTCGGTGGATCATCTGTATTTACTACGGTAGTGAATGCTAACACAGCAGGCGGAGCATCATTCGAGAGTATCGATTCTATTAAGTTTAATGCACCAAAGAATTTTGAATCTCAGAATCGTGCTGTACTTGCAGAAGATTACAAGAGAATCATTCTTCGAGAAACTGGAGATATACAATCCATAAGTGTATGGGGTGGTGAAGAAAATGATCCTCCTATCTACGGTAAAGTTTATGTATCAGCGAAGCCAAAGTCCGGTAACGTTCTATCTTCTACTCGTAAGACCCAGATTAAAGATGTTCTTAAAAAGCATAACATTCTATCTATCGATACAGAGTTCGTTGATGCTCAGTTCCTCTATGTAAATCCAACGACCACCATTCGGTGGGATCCAAATTTTACAACACTTAGTGCGGGTGAAGTACAAACAAAAGTAAATACTTCTATATCAAACTTCGAGTCTGCTAATCTTAGCGATTTTAATAAACAAAAATTTAGATTCTCGAAGTACACACGAGCCATTGATGATTCCGATCCTTCGATACTCAGCAGTTTAACAGACATAGAAATGGAAAGAAGGTTTGCTCCTTCTAAAACTAAAGCAGCAACATATAACATTGCTTTCAATCAAAAGTTATTTCATCCACACGCTGGTCATGCATACGCCATAAGATCGTCTAAATTTACTTTCAATAGTCGTGACTCTTATCTTGACGATGATGGTAACGGAAAAGTTCGAATCTATTATCTTGACTCTGCTGGTAATCGTGTTGTTTCTGATTCAGACGCAGGTACAGTGAATTACACTACTGGTCTCGTAAAGCTCGACGCATTCTTACCGACTGCTTATGAAGGATCATCGGTAAGTGTATTTGCGACTCCTCATGATAAGGATGTTGTAGCAGTCAGGAATCAAATTCTTCTCATTGCAAACGCAAAGACAACTATAGTCAACGATCAAACATCGCAGGTCAATGCGACTACTGTAGCAGCTACAACTTCTGGCGTATCAACTACCGTGGTTGATACTGGTCTCTATCCTGTGGTGTACTAATGTCTGAGAAAAAGATCTCGAATATTATTGAGGATCAACTACCCTTCTTTGTAAGGGGCGATCATCCGAACTTTACGGCTTTCATTAAAGCTTACTACGAGTGGATGGATCAAGCCAATAATGCTATCGAGGTTTCAAAGAGTCTTCTTGATTATCAAGATGTCGATAAGACTTACGATAAGTACTTTGAGTATTTTCATCGTGAGATTATGCCGACCATTCCAAGAACTATTCTTGCAGATAAAAAGAAACTCGCAAAGAATATTAAGGACCTATATCGGTCACGCGGATCAGAACAATCATACAGACTTTTATTCAGACTCCTCTATAATGAAGAGATAGATTTTTATTATCCCGGCGATGATATGCTTCGCTTGTCAGATGGTCGATGGGTAGTTGAAACGACTATCAGAGTTGGAGAACCTCAATCATCAGGTCTTACTGATATTAAGTCCACCTTCGAAGGTGAAAAGATCAAGGGTCTCATATCAGAGGCAACCGCCAGAGTTGACAACATCGTAAGTACTACTGCAGCTGGTGCTCGAGTCTTTGAGATGTATCTTCTTGATATTGTCGGTACGTTCGAGGATGGTGAAAGAATATCTCTTGAAAGTGATGAATCAACTTTTGCTTCTATCGTCAGTACTGAAGGTCCTCTACAAAATGTTACAGTGCAAAAGGGTGGAGCATTTCATCGAGCCGATGATCTCGTAAGCTTTTCTGCAACAACTGGTACTGGTGCGAACGGAGCTGTAACAGCTACGAGCGATAAGAGTGCTATAGAGTTTGTTATACTGAACGGCGGTTCTGGTTTTGCAGCAAATGCGGTTATTACGCTTACTGGTGGAAGCGGTTTCGAAGCAGAGGGTACAGTCGCATCGCTCAGCAGCACTGAGGTTATAGCGATAAACCAAGATACGATACTGCCGATGGCAAATGTCGTATTGAATACAGGATCTACTTTCGTTTCTCTTGGAGCAAATACGGCATCAGTAAGTGCAAATCTTGCTTCTGCAAACGTATCATCTGCTCTCAATTCTGCACTTCTATTCGCGAACGGTACGTATGGTACTATCAATTCTATTTCTATGTCTAACTACGGATATGGATATTCTACTCTTCCGGGCGTAACTGTTACACAGCCTGAAGTCAAGAACTTAAACATTTCTGATGGTAGTGGCGGAATAAAGGGTGATAATGCAAGTCTTGTTGCTAACAATGTTCCTGGTGCTATTACATCAGTGAATGTTGCCAACTTCGGTATCAACTATAATAAGAACGAAGAAGTTACAATTAACAACCTTACGCGTGGTGGAACACAAGCTGCGAAGGGCGCACCTCAGGTATCTGGCTTCATTACTTATCCAGGTAAGTACATCGATACAAAAGGGTTTATCTCTTGGAATAACAAGCTACAGGATAACTACTATTATCAAGAGTTCTCATATGAGATAGGAGCAGATCAATTTACGAATACTTATCGTAAGATTGTAAATGATCTTGTTCATCCGGCCGGCACTAAGATGTTTGGCAGATACAGAGTTTATAGCGGTCTGCAAACGACTCTTGCATCAGTCGATAGTACAGGAAATGGTAGACTGCAGGTAGAAAGTACGATACAGGTCAATGTACCGACCGTTGTATCTGCAAGTGAACAGGATTACATCAGCGAGGCTGCAAACACATTCGTCATACCACAACCGACGCTGGTCGCAACAACACCAACAGTTACCGCACAGACTCGATTCGATATACTGAAGACAGCCCGAGGCAAGATCGATATTACATCGAACAATATCATTGGTGCGTACGCGAGTGTAGTCATCAATACTTACGCTACATTGGCAATCGGTTCGCTCGGATCACCGAAGACTCTGATCGGCAACAATACATTCTTTACATCCGATATACCGATGGGCAACACGAAGATTATGATAGTCGGTGTTGGTGGCACAGCGAATGGAGCATACTTCATCAATGCAACATCGTCGAATACCAACGCAACGATTACAATGAATTATGCAAACAGCTCACTTACACAGGGTACATTCTTCTACAATACAAATCAAAACAACACTTACGATATTAGTGTTACTAACTCCGGAACAGGCGCATACGTACTCACCGGCGTAGATAGGTTGGCTAACGTGAGTGGTAACAATAAGACAGTAACAATGAATGTTGGCGACACGGTGAACTTCGCGGTGAATGCTTCGGGTCATCCGTTCTACATCAAGACGGTTGCAGGAACCGGAACGGGCAATCAGGTCACGACTCCAGCAGCAACGAATCAGGGTGCACAAGTTGGAACTGTATCGTGGACGCCGAACACAGCTGGTACATACTTCTATCAGTGTGGCAACCATGGTGCAATGGTCGGTCAAATAGTCGTACGAGTTCAAGGTACCGCATAAGATGATTATAAATAAATAGAAATAATCTTGATAGAGATTAAAAGGGTTAAATAATGCCAGGAATAGTAACCAGACGCTTTCGTATTCATAATGCCGAACAATTTCATGAGGCATTCTCGGAAGCAGTATCTACAAAAATGTATTTGTTCATCGCTCGAGTTTCTTCATGGCCGGACGATAATAATCCACCTACTCCTACCGATTCTATTCAGGTAACTGAATATGATAACTGGCGGGATATGCTTTCATTGAAAAGAGCACAGAGTGGTGATGTTACCTTTGCGGTGCCACGCTATAACTGGTCGAGTGGTAAGGTATATCGCGAGTATAACACGAACTCAACGACTCTCTTTGACACACCGGCAAGTTCTAATACAATGTATGCTATGAATAGCTCTTTCCAGGTATATAAGTGCTTGTTTAATAATAAAGGATCTGCATCTACAGTCGAACCGACCGGTACAGCAACAACTACGTTGGTTACAGCCGATGGCTATCATTGGAAGTTTATGTATGCGGTTGGTGCAGGAGATGCGCTGAAGTTTCTCACGACTGACTGGCAACCGGTAAAAACACTTACCTCTGATGATAACTCAGCTCAGTTCGATGTTCAACAAGCTGCTGCTAATGGCGCTATCGATATTATTGATGTAACGAACGGCGGTTCATCTTATCTCGAAAACAGTGGTACTCTTGCTGCTGTTGCTGACGGTGATACAATGACTTTAGCAAGTGGGGCATCTGGTACAGATAACATCTATAATGGATCGGCTCTGTATATTGCTTCAGGTCTTGGCTCAGGTCAGGTTCGTGAGATTACTGATTATGTTGGTGCAACAAAGGTTGTACAACTCAAAACTACATTCTCGGTTACACCTAACACATCATCCACATATTCGGTTGGTCCACTCGTTACAATTACCGGCGACGGTACTGGCGCAACAGCATTCGCTAATGTTAACTCCGGTGCAGTGAACTACATCAATATGATTTCTACCGGAACTAACTACTCACAAGCAACTGTTGCTATCACTGCTAATAGTAGTCATGGTTCGGGTG